TGTCCGGGCTTACTTTGAAAGCAAAAATATCACAGGCGCAAATCTCGATCTTGCCATGCGCGGCTGCGGCGAGGAAATGACCGCATTGGAGATGGACGGTGAGAAAATCAAGGACACAAAGAGCCTCGATGCACTTATCGAAGGAACTTATAAAGGACTTGTATCCAAACCTTCTGTTCGTGTGGACATGGGCGCACGTCTCAACGACGGCGGCAAGGCGATGACGAAAGACGAGATCATGCAAATCACTGACAGAGCGGAGCGGCGCGCTGCAATCGCCGCAAATATGGATTTGTTTAGAAAGGAAGATTAACTATGGCTGTTGATCCTAAGCTGATTAAAAAAGCAGATCTTGCGCGAGTTCGCGAGATCGAATTTACCGAAATGTTCGGCTATTCCATCAAGAAGCTGATGGAGGCTCTTGGCGTTACCCGCAAAATCGCAAAGCAGGCTGGCACCGTGCTCAAGAGCTACAAGGCTACCGGCACGCTGGAAAATGGTGCCGTGGCGGAAGGTGAAACCATTCCCCTGAGCAAGTACAAGACCGAGGCTGTGAACTATAAGGAGATCACGCTCAAGAAGTGGCGTAAGGCTACCTCTGCCGAGGCAATCACAGACCGAGGCTACGATCAGGCGGTGGAAATGACTACCGACGAAATGCTCAAGGACGTTCAGAAGGGCATTCGCAAGAGTTTTTTCGACTTCCTCTCGACTGGCACCGGAGCAGTGAGCGGCAAGAACTTCCAGACTGTTCTTGCGCAGGCTTGGGGCAATCTGCAGGTTCTTTTCGAGGATGACGAGATCGGCGCGGTCTACTTCATGAATCCGCTGGACGTTGCGGATTACCTGTCTACGGCTAACATCACCTTGCAGACCGCATTCGGCATGACTTACGTCGAGAACTTCCTTGGGCTTGGCACTGTGATCCTCAATTCCAGCGTTCCCAAGGGAAAGATCTATGCTACGGCGAAGGACAACATTGTTCTGTATTACATCCCCGTGAACGGCGCAGATCTTGGCGAAGTGTTCGATTTCACCACCGACGCAACCGGTTACATTGGCATCCACGAGGAACCTGATTACACCAACATGACCGCATCGGATACCGTCATTAACGGCATGGAGCTGTTTGCCGAGCGCATTGACGGCGTGGTCGTCGGCACCATCGACAACGGCACGCTCGGTTCCCTGACGGTCACCTCTGCTGCTGGATCTAAGAGCGGCGATACCAAGTTGACCGTATCTCCGGCAAAGGCTTCGGCAGGTAACAAGTATAAGTACACGTCCGGCTCCTCAGCGGTGACCGTCGCTTACGGCGATAATGTTGCCGGTTGGAAGGATTGGGACGGCAAGAGCGACCTGACCATTGCAAGCGGCCAGACCGTGACAGTGGTTGAGTGCGACGGAAATTACCACGCGATTAAGAGCGGCAATGCGAGCGTGACGGCAAAGTGATAAGGAGACGGCGCTGATGATCTACGCTGATTATGAATACTACTGCGATACTTACATGGGAACTGTAGACGCGGATAGTTTTTGCAGATTGGCGACACGCGCCAGTTCCTTCCTTGACTACTACACGCAAAACCGAGCAAAGGATTTTGCAGAGCTGGATGCTGTAAAAATGTGCTGCTGTGCCTTAGTCGACCAGTATATGCTGATCGACACGGCACAGGAGCTTGCCAGAAAGAATGTATCCGCCGGGCTTGCATCTGACGAAGGAGAATTGCAGAGCGAGACTGTAGGCGGCTATTCCCGGACGCTTCGCAGCGGCGGCGATTCTTCCGTAGCTGCATTGAAAGCGGCTTCCGAGGCGAAGAACGCCCTTGCAAGCGTAGCACGTGAATACCTAGCCCATACCGGGCTTCTTTACAGAGGCAGGTGTTTAGCATGTACGCCCCCCACACCGTAACAATCTACAACGTCACGCAGGAGCAAGACCAGGATTTCAATGACACGCAGAAGCGCTATATCACGGTGATTCGCGGCGTAATGCTCCAAGCATCGAAAGCTGCCAATGTCCGCGCGAGCGGGCTTGAAGGAGCGGACGCGGTGAATCTGTACATTCCGTTTTCCTCGCCAGCCGTAGACGGCGTGACAGGAGCGGAGAAGCGCTATGTCGGACCGCAAGAGTTCTGGCGAGCAACTGATAAAAGCAAAATCTGGACGCTATCCACGGACGGTAACGGCGGCACGACCTTCTTTGTGAAAGGTGAAGTAGTCGAGCCGGACAAGACGGAAGAACAGATTGAGATGCTTTATGACGATGTGTACAAAGTGACAAAGGTGGACATGAAGGACTTTGGCAGTCCTTACATGCAGCACTGGCAGGTCGGAGGCTCGTGATGCTGAAATTCAGTGTGAAAACCGACGGCTTTGACGAGCTTCAGGAGGCTATAGCACGGGCTTGTACAAAAGCTGAACACATTGTTGCTGTACAGGTAAAAAAGGACACAAGCCCGTATGTGCCGTTCCTGACGGGCTCTCTTGACCAGAGAACACTTGTGGACGGTAATGCGATCATCTATCCGGGACCGTATGCAAGATTTCTGTATTACGGGAAAGTCATGGTTGACCCAGAGACTGGCAGCACATACGCGCCAAAGGGCGGGACGAAGGTTCTGACAGACAAAAACCTTGTGTTCACGACAACCGGACACGCGCAGGCACAATCACACTGGTTCGAGGCTTCAAAGGCTGAGAATCTTGACAAATGGATTCGAGTTGCAGATAAGGCGGTGAAAAATGGGCTCTGAAAAAGAAAAAAAGCTTGTTTCTTCCGAGGAAGAACAGGACATATCCAGAAAAATGATGGTCTGGGTAAACTCGTTTTCGGATGACGATCTCCCGGCTGCAACCATCAATTATGAGTTTCTCGCCGCTGATTCCGCAAGCGTGGCTCTGTCCGTGATTCAAGGTGCGTACATAACAAAAAGGTATTTGCTCGGCGGGCATGAGGCAGAATACCAGTTCAAGATCATAGCCCGTATCAAGCCAGGCGGAAGTAACGACAAGCGCCTGAAAGCTGATGCGGTACTGAACCGCTTCGGGGATTGGGCGATGCAGAATTATCCGTCTCTTGGAGATGGCGTTCGTGTCCGTCGCATGGAAGCGGTCAGCCGCGCGG